CAACGACTACAAGACCACCACGACCACGCCTGGGTCCTACTACTTCGAGAAGTACAACCCCGACAACCAGATGTCGCTGTACACCCTCGCCGCCAACGTAGTCCTTGGCTCCCCGGTCAAGGGCGTCATCATCGACGCCATCCAGGTAATGGTGGATGACGTGCGCGTGGTGCGGGGAATGACCCAACGTACCAGCGGCCAGATGGACGAGTGGGTCGAGGATGCCAAGTACTGGCTAAATCTCGCCGAGTACTGGGCAGAGACCAACTACTGGCCTCAGAACGACACCGCCTGTGACAAGTACGGTGGCTGTCGGTTCCGTTCCATCTGTGCCAAGGACCCCTCAGTCAGGGAGCAGTTCTTGAAGGCAGAGTTCAAGAAAGGTGAACGTTGGAACCCCCTCAAGGTACGGTAGCGTACGTCTTCCACGCCACCGTGGTTGACGTCGAGCACAGGTTCAAGCGGCTGCACGTCGCTGGACACGGGCCCGACGCCATCTTCAAGACCCAGCCAATCGGCTGGTTCCTACACCTGCAAGGTTCCTCGGAAAGCATCTACATCGGCCAAGATAAACCCTCCATTCGCCCAGGCGACACAGTGAAAGTGACCATATGCCCAGCCTAGCCCAGCATCAAAGCAACTCCGTCGTTAAGCTCCTCGTCATTGGCGAGGCCAAGTCCGCCAAGACCGGCAGCCTCGTCAGTCCCGTCGAGGCCGGTTATCACCTCCGCATCCTCGACATGGATAACCTACTCGACTCCCTCAAGTACCAGATCCTCTCCCGCTGCCCTAAGCTAATCGGCAACGTCGAGTTCCGTACGCTTAGAGATAAGCGCAAGATGACACCAACAGGACCCATGATAGATGGCCCACCCAAAGCCTTCATCGAAGCAATCAGAATGTTGGACCACTGGAAGTACGACAGCACAGATCTTGGTAAACCAAGCGAGTGGGGACCTGATTGTATCCTTGTTATTGACTCACTCAGTCGCCTCTGTGATGCCGCGTACGATTGGAGAGAGACCCTTACACCTAGAGGTCGTAGCGGCGAGTATGACAAACGGGCAACTTACGGTGATGCTCAGAACGCCATCGAAGATGTCCTCGCCGGACTGACCTCGTCGGCATTCAACACCAACGTCATCGTGATAAGCCATGGGGTCTGGCAGGATCAGCTGAACGGCCCGCCGCTCATCTTCCCCCAAGGTGTGGGGCAGAAGCTGTCGCCGAAGATCCCACAGTACTTCCCGAATTACGTCCGATACACCAACATAGGAGGCAAACGCACGATCCAGCTAGAGAGCAATGCACAGATACACCTAGCAACTGCCAAGCCACTGGAACACAAAACCCTTCCAGTCGAAACCGGCCTCGCCACGCTATTCGCGGCGCTGCGCGAGGCTCCGCAAGCCAAAGTGACCAGTATCAGGAGATGAACATATGAATGATACCAACTTCAGTGATATCCTCGACACACCCTATGACGAAGTCGAACGGCCAAAGCCACTGCCACCCGGCACCTACCTCACCGTAGTCCAAAGCTTCAGAGAGGACGTATCCAGCAAAGCACAAACACCGTACGTCGAGTACACGCTCCAACCCCAGCAAGCCGGGGAGGACGTGGCGGACGAAGAGCTGGAGGCTATGGGCGGCATCGGCACACGTACCCTACGGTACACCTGCTACAAGACCGAGGGCGCGCTGTGGCGGCTAAAGGAATTCCACATTGCCTGTGGTCTTGAGGTAAAAGGCAAGACCCCAAGGCAACTTGTTCCCGAGGCCGTGGGCTGCCAGGTGACAGTTCATGTCAAGCATAGGCCCAACATCCAAGGCACTGGCGTCTACGCCGAGATTGATATGGTAGCGCCAGCGGAATAGTCACAAGCGTCGAGTCCTGCCGCGCTTGTGACACGGCCCCCGGTGTTGGTTGTGCTCCGCCGGGGGCCACCCCCTTCATTGGAGACACACATGCCAGATGTCGATCTAACTGAAATGGAAAAAGATATCATTAAGGGTGCCACAGTTGTTAATGTGCCAGGCAACTCCGGCCAGCTCAGCCGTGCCACAGCCATGCTGATGGACCGCAACAAGACCCATGGTGACTTTGCACTTAACGCCAAGGTCTCTCAAGCAATCAAAGAGGCGATCTCGTGGGGCGACGTTAAGGGCATGAGTGCGGTGCATCGGGAGGCGACCGACATGATTGCCCTTAAGCTGAGCCGCATCGCCAGTGGCAAGGCCGACTTCAAGGATCATTGGGAGGACATCATTGGCTATTGCCACCTAGCACTGAAGGCATGCAAGTGAAGCTCCTCCTAGTCGGCGAAGCCTACGGCGAGAACGAGGCCCGCATCGGCCGACCGTTTGTCGGCCCAACCGGCGTCGAGCTAATGCGCATGATGCACGACGCCAACCTGATCCGTTTCACCGACGAGGACTACCAGAACCTGCGCAGCTATTACCGAACCGGCAACCCAATCTATCCAGAGGAGATCTGGCAACGCCATGGAGTACAACGAACCAACGTCTTCAACCTCCGTCCGGCCAACAACAAGATCGACGAAGTCTGTGGCGGCAAGACAGAAGCCATTGCCGGTTATCCCTCCCTCGGCAAATCCAAGTACGTCCGAGCAGAGTTCACCGGGGAACTCGAGCGGCTCGGAGACGAGATCCTTGGACTCGATCCTAATCTCATTGTATGCCTTGGCAATACTGCTCTGTGGGCTATGGCAGGGAGCACTGGCATCTCCAAGCTACGAGGAACTACGAGACTATCTACCCATACTGTTAGGGACTACAAGCTCCTGCCTACTTATCACCCTAGTGCTGTGGTCCATCAGTATGAACTGCGGCCGACGACTGTAGCCGACCTAATCAAAGCCAAGCGAGAAGCCGCCTTCCCCGAGATCCGCCGCCCCCAACGAGAGATATGGATTGAGCCCAATGTCGACGAAATACGAACGTTCATTGATCGACACGTACGCAACTGTCGGTACCTTAGCGTTGACATCGAGACGTCTGGCACGAGCATTACTTGCATCGGGCTTAGCCCAAGACCTGACCTTGCGCTCGTTGTGCCATTCGTTGACCGACGAAAAAAGGGAAACAATCACTTCCCTGATCTGGCAACAGAAGTCGCTGCTTGGGATTGTGTTAAACGAGTTCTCGAGGATAAAACAATCAAAAAGGTCTTCCAGAACGGGATGTATGACATCGCCTTTCTCTGGCGTAGCGTCGGCGTTAGGGTCCGAGGCGCCGAGCACGACACAATGCTCCTCCACCATGCTCTCCAACCCGAGAGCCTCAAAGCCCTTGGGTACCTGGGAAGCATCTACACTGATGAGGGCGCGTGGAAGACGGAACGGAAAACCACAACCATAAAGCGCGACGAATGAAGATCATCAACACCGCCGAGGCGCGCCCCGCCGACTTCACCGCTCTCCAGCGCGAGTGGGTGTACAACGGCATCGACGCGGCCATCACCGGGGAGATCCTCAATGTCCTGCTGCCACAGTTGGACAATCACACCCAGCCTACATATGACTTCTCCAGGGAGCTACAAGGTCCAGTGCTTGAAATGCGCCTACGTGGCGTGCGTGTGGACAAAGTCCGACGGGCGGCTGTCGTTGACCAGCTATACGATGCCCTCGAGCAACTCGAAACGCAACTCGAAACGATCGTCCTCGACGGCGTCGGGCTCCAAAGCTTCAACTGGAAGTCGCCGAAGGACAAAGCGACGCTCTTCTACAAAGCCCTCGGCATCCCAGTCGTCCGGCGGGGCGGGCGGCCGACGGTCGACATCGGGGCGCTCGAAAAGATCCAAACCAACTACCCCGTGGCCCGCCAATGTTGTGCCCATCTCTTAGCAATGGGTGAACTCCAGAAGAAGATCGGCGTACTCAAGACGGAGATAGATCACGATGGCCGAATACGCACCTCTTACAATATTGCTGGGACTAGTACTGGCCGTTTCAGCAGCAGCTTTAGCGAGTTTGGTACTGGTGGAAACTTGCAGAATATTGAGGAATCTCTCAGGTCGATCTTCGTCGCGGACGAAGGAATGAAGCTGGCGAAGTTCGACGCCAAGTCAGGAGAGAGCTATGTCGTCGGCGCGCTCGAATGGAACCTCTTCGAGGATGGACGTTATCTGGACGCATGTGAGTCGGGCGACCCTCATACTGCCACAGCCAGTATATGTTGGCCGAACCTACCTTGGACAGGCGATCTCCGCAAAGATAAGGCGATCGCCGAAAGGAAATATTATCGGCATCACTCTTACCGTGACATGTGCAAGAAGCTCGGGCACGGTTCGAATTACGGGGGCAAGCCTCCTTTCCTATCGGCCAATGCGAAAGTTCCTATCGGCATCGTCTCGGACTTCCAGCCGAAGTACTTCCGCGCCTTCCCCGCCCACCAGCGGTGGCAAGCTGACGTGGACCAGCGCCTCAGGCGCGACGGTTACGTTATCACTCTCACCGGACGAAAGCGCTGGTTCTTTGGTCGCCGAACTGACGACGCCACGCTCAGGGAAGCCATCGCCTACGACCCACAAGGTTCTCTTGCCGACATCGTTAATAGAGGCCTTATCCAAGTTTGGCGCAGCTCAGTGGCGCGCCCCTACCTCCACGACCACGACGCCATCACGTTCCAATATCCAGAAGCGCAAGAGGATGAAATCATCCCGAAGATCATCGAGCAGCTAAGAGTGCCAATAGAGCTTAGAGGAGAACGTACGCTGGAGATACCCTACGACTGTGTCGTGGGTTGGAATAGAGGAAAGTACGGCGCGGACAACCCTGATGGATTACGAGACTATATTCTGGGAGATGGGGGCCGTCGCCGTAGCCCCAAGGAAGATATTTTAGACCAACGGTGGTAAGCTATGAAACTCAACGGGTCTGGCGCCAGGAAGCTAAGTTCCTGGATAGAGGCCTTCGTCGCCGACACCGAGAATACCGAGGCCCCTATTATCTATCGACAGTGGTCGGCTATCGCAACCATTGGAGCTGTGCTGGAGCAGAAGGTATGGCTACAAACATCGAGTACCCTTTACCCCAACTTGTATGTCTTTCTGGTTGGTCATCCAGGTGTGGGCAAGACGAGATCCATTCGGGCGGCGCGGAACTATGCATTCGAGGTTCCGGAGTTCCACCTTGCCCCAACCTCGGTTACTGCCGCGAGTTTGGTCGACGCGCTCGTGGACCTGAAGCGTACTATCATCCAACCTGGCCTCGAAGCTACTGAATACAATACGATGATGGTAACCTCGGACGAGCTTGGCACGTTCATGGCCAAGTACGACGAGGAGTTCATTGCGCTTATGTGCGCCTTCTACGACGTGGACCTCTACTCCCAATGGCGGCGGGGTAAGGAGCTTAAGATCAAGATCCGTCGGCCGCAGATCTCCATGCTCTGCGGCACCACTCCCGCCAACCTAATGCGGTTCGTGCCAGAGCAAGCATGGGACGGCGGCTTCATGTCCCGGACGTTCTTGATCTGGTCCGACGACCGGAACCTAGTGGACATATTCGAGTCCAAGCCCGGCGTCATTGACCCCAAGCTGCTCCATGATCTCCGGCTAATCAATATGCTTGGCGGCCAGTACAACGCAACGAAGGACTTCAGGGACCTGCTGAACACTTGGAGGGAAGCTAATTGCCACCCGGCGCCTAGCCACCCACGGCTGCTGCATTACAACTCCCGGAGGTCGGCGCACTTGCTGAAGCTGTCAATGATCTCGGCGGCTGATAGGGACGCCGGGCTGCTGTTGACCCGCGCCGACTTCGACCGGGCCTACCAATGGCTAACCAGTGCCGAGGCTCTGATGCCAGACATCTTCAAAGCCGGGGCGCCCGGCGCGGATGCCCATGCCATAGAGGAGATCCTTCACTTCATCTCCACGGTGGACAAGGGGAAGGGTGTGCCAGAGCAGGTCATCAATAGGTTTGCGATGGAGAGGCTACCGTTGAATAGCATCCCGAGGGTGATTGCTGTGATGGTCTCGTCGGGGATGATAAAGCGCGTAGGGGAGGATAAGACAACCGGCATGGGTTGGTACAGGATCATTCCCCCTTCGTCTCCGTCGCCTCGGACCTGAGTATCCCTCTGGTGAGCCAGTCCAGTGGGCCGTGCTTGGAGATGTCCCCCTTGGTAACCAGCCGCGCCACATCCGTCAGCGTCTCTGGTTGCTGTTGCTCGTTGTAAACATCAATTATCCCCTTGAGGAAGCTGGCCTCCTCCTCGTTCGCCCAGCCCTTCGTCACGGCTATTCCACGCACGACATCCCTTACAATCTTCCCGGCGTTCTCCTCGGTGATGCCATCCTCGGAAACCTTCCCGATATCCTTCACCACTTCTGCGGCGTACTTAAACCCGGTTCCGAATAGACCCACCGACGGATCCTGGTGGTAGAGTAAGCCGCGCACGATCTCGCGCACTAATGGAATGCTTGAGCTTAGCTCACCGGTAATAACCTTGAAGCCATGCCACACCACTGACTCGTCCTCGTCCGACGGCGACGGAGACACCATCTCCTCAATCAACGCTGGCAAGATCACCGACGTCGCAATCAGCATCGCCATCCTCGACGCGTGGTCCTTAGCATCAGCCAAGGTGCCCGCCTTCGCGCCAGTCACTATGTTGTAGGCGTCCTTCGCCCGCCACGCTGCCTCGTACTGCCTATTGGCCATGGTGTTGAAGAAGTTATACAGCGAAGTCATCCCACGTAGGAACGACGACCGCTGGATCATAATCTCTGGCTTGGCCGTCAGCGCCGTTGAACCGTGGGCCCGTTGCACGGCCCAATCAGCCAGGTAAACAGCCCGTTGATGCCCCACCCTATCCAGCTGTTGCCGGTACTCGGCCAGCCACGTCGGCACTGCCGATGCTAGGTCAAGCTTTGACACCAAGTACGCCCCGGCCTCCATCATCTTCCGGCGGAAAGTCTGCCTGCCGATCATCTCCTCATGGGCCCCCATTAGGTTGTCGATTGTTGAATGCAAGCGCGACTGGAGCAGCCCCGAGTTCTCCATTGCAAACTTCACGTTGCTCAAGTTCGGATCGAAGTCTGGGCTCCTCGTGACCACCGGCCCCAGCTCCCTAAGGAAGTTCTTCGGTCCACCAACTATGCCGCCAGTCTGCCACAGGCTGTTAACCAACGCCGTTGGGTCATGCTTGGCTATGGTACTGGCGGCCATGCCAATGAGGTCCATTACGAGGTTCTGTCGAAGACCCTCGAAGAAGGTATCGACCATCTGCCAGCCCCTGCTGTCCAGCGTCGTCCTGGGCTTGGTCAGCCTCTCAAGGTAGGGCTTAAGCAGGTCTCTAGTCGACTGGCCAACGTACCTCTGGATAAGGTTATTGAATTCACCATCCATGAAGAACTTGCTGGCCTCGACCACAGCTGGCCTGTACGCTAGGTTCTTTGCGCGCCTGTTCAGATCCTGTGGTATCAGATCAATGTCAAAGCTGACCGGATACTTGGCACCGGTTCGCTTCTTGTAGTACCCTGGCGGCGTCGTTGGCTGGGCTACGCCCTTCTCAAACAGGTCCGCCTCCACAGTGGAGTACCTATGATCCCTCTCAAGGTGGGCGTACCAGCCATCGACGGTCTTGGAGAAGCCGTCCTTGCCCTCTATTGTCACCGGCCCAAGCTCAACCTCCTCAAAGGGCATGTTGCCCATGCCACGTTCCATCGCAGCATGCCTTGCAGCATCCTCCTTGTATATGTCCCCAACCTTTAGAACCCAGTTCCAGTCCCTCTCCGTCGCGTTCCTACGAACGAAGTCCTTTATCTGCGCGGCAAAGCCCTTCGAGTCCATGCCCTTTGGTAGCCAGCCCTGTACCACCTTGTCGAAGTTGCTGGGGTTGCCAAAGTGCTTCATAAGGCCAAGCAGGTCCCCACGGCTAAAGGGAATCCTCTCGCCCCAGGGCGCCACGAATGGGTGGTTGGCAATCATCTGCTTGAGATAGCGTTGCTTCAGCTTTGGCAGCTCCCGCCACATCCTGCCGTAGTCCCTCCCATTCAGAATGGCCTTGCTACCTGCCTCCATGAACGGCTTAGTGAACATCCTAGAGAATATCCCAAGAGGGTCGCCCCCATCGAGCCGGTGCCAGATGGAATATAGCTGAATTATCTGGTGGCCAGCAGCGGACATCAGCTGCTTGGCATTGTCCCAAGCCTTGGTGGGATTCACTATCCCCCTTGTGGCCTGCTGCTTGAGCTGATCCTCAAACATCTCCATGGCCGTATCTTTGACCATGACCTCGTTGCCGAACCTGGCCATGCCCTCTCGCCGACCGGCCTCGGCCAGATTGTGCAGGAACGCATGGAGTGCGTTGAACTCATCCAGCGACAGCTTCTCCAATGGCTTCGGCCCCGCCTCCATCAAGAAGTCCGGCACCTTTATCTGAGTGCCCTTCTTATTATTCAGATCCTCAACAAACTTGTCGATGTCCCCAATGGGCTGTGCCGCCAACTCCCTCTCAAGGTCCTGCGGCCCCCGCTTGATCTCAATGCCCACCTTGTCCATTGCGGCGTGCATAATATTCAAGAACTCAGTAGGGAAGTTCTGGCTGTGCGACTTCCCCTTACTATCCTGTACCGAGATCTTGACGTCGCGCTTGCCGAACCGGTCAGTGATCCGGTCGAACTTCTCACGCGCCGCCTCGTACGCAGAGATGATCTTGCTACCACGCAAGGCCCGGTACTGCACCTGCATGGCCAAGATGGCCCGCTGCGGCATCTTCTTGGTTAGCCACTGCTCGACCTTCGCCCCGGCCCGCCCAGCACGGCTGACCCACCGGCTGCTGCTAAGCTCCCCAATCGCCGTGGCCTTCAGCGACGTGCCCACCTCGTGGTCAATCACCCGCTGGTCAATGGGCAGCTGGGCCCCAGCCTCCTCGGCAGCCCGGATGGTGTCCTCGTGCAGCATCTTCAACTGGGTCTCACTGAACGCCAGGTCACGGATGTTGCGAAGCACCTCCTCCACCGGGTCGCCGTACTTCTCCTTCATCAACCTGTCGGTAATCGAGTCGACTAGCCGAGTGAGGAACTTGCCCATCGGCAAGCCGGAGGGCTTCTGCATTGCGTGCAGGCCCTGCAACGCATTGAGCATATCCTCCCCGCTCTCAAACCCAAGTACACCGGCCACGTCATCCGGGTTGACGCCCTCCCCATCCGAGACAAGGTCCTTGAGGTTCTCTGCCTGCTCAGGGGTCAGGTGCGCCTTCTCCAGCTTCTGCACCTCCCGGAACATCCGGTCGGCCTCGACCACTGGCTGGTTCAGGGTGTTGCGTTCGACGTTCTTCCGCATCTCTGCGCGGTTCTCTTTCCAATCAGCCTTGGCCTCCCTCGTCTTCTGGGCAGCAACGCGCTTAGCCGTGGCCTGAGCCCTTGCTTCTCGGTCCTCCTTAATCCACCGCATCATCCGCTTGAACTGATCCACCGTCCGCCCCAGTGTGGAGGCTCGTTCGAATACTTCCCTCTCGGACATGCGGTCGACATCTAGCTCAAGCTGCTCGGGCTTGGCAAACCCCTTCTCTCGACGCTTGATCTTTGGCTCAGCCACGATCTCAGTCGTGGGCGGCACGACGTCTGCGCCGGTGGGCTCGACTGCCGGTGCACCCTCAGCCTCTGGCGGCGGCGCCTTTGGGGTAAGGCGTTCTTCGTTCGTCGGCAGGCCACCGGCCTTCCGCATTGCGTCTACTTCGTCAGCGACCTCCTTCACCTCGGGCATGTCCGCCCGCTCGTTCGGCGTCAGCCCGCCCGGTCTCGGCCGAACTTCTTCCCTGAGGAAGTCCTTAACCTCAGGCTTTACCTTGGCCATCCAATCGCCGAGGGAGATCTGGATCTGGCCATCGCCATTCTTCTCAGCGTTATCCACCCGCTCCATTAGATCGTCGACAAAGCCAAGCTTGTTGTCGTCCGGCGTCGGCTGCTTGTCGCCGTACAGTTCCCTTATCTTCTCGGTGCTGATGCCAATGGGCCTAGGCGGCCCGTGTGCGCCGTCAACGAAATGCTCGGCATAGAGGTCCCTGTCCCGGTCGAGGGTGTTAGTCTTGTCCGAGGCCTTCTCAGCCTCGTGTAGGGCCTTGTCGTCGATGGCTGACTGGGCTTTATTGGCATCGTCTATCACACTGGAGATGCCAGACGGCGGCACCTTCCCAGCCTTGTTGTACTTCAGGGCGAGGCCAAGGCCAGCGAAGGAAAGGGCGACAATCGCAGCCTGCTCAGTGTGCTGAGGCTCCCAGCCCAGCTGCTCCTCAGCGATCGGATCAACCCAATGCCGGAACGCGCCGCCGAGCCCAACGAAGAGAGCCGTGGCCTTCTTGTAAGCCCCGGCCCCGTACAGCATCAGCATGTTTATTTCAAACTGGCCACGCTTGTAATTAGCTTCCCACTGGCGCGCCGAGTTCTCAGCATCCTCCTCCGAGGCCGGTGGGCCCTCGAACTTCCCGAGGCCGGGTATGTCTATCTTACCTCCGGCGAGGTACTGCTCCTTAACCTTCTGCCGCATGAACTGGACATGCTCGTCCTGGATCTTCTTGCCAGCTGCTATGTCAGCGGCCGAGACGAAGGGTTCCCATATCAGTTCCTTGCCGACGTCCCAGACGTCCTCCAGCAGCCCCTTCTTCTGGAACTGCTTAATGCTCTGCGAGGCCACGTCGAGCTTGCCGAAGTCGTCGTTGGAGATCGATGCAGCCAGTGTGTGCGAGTCGACATAATCCCTTAGCGCACTATTGCCTTGCAGAAGGGAAACCGTCAGCGACTTCTTGAACGACTTGTCAACGTTGTCGAGATCCTTGTTGACATACTGTGGCGGGGCACCGGTCGCCCGGCTAATCTGCAATGCACGACTTGCATCGTCTGGGCTGTCCTCGGCGGCCAGCGTCGCACGCGACAGCGTGTTCTGATAATTCTCGGTTAGATAGTCGTCGATGTCGTATACGTTACTCATCGTGGGCCACGCACTTTCCCCACCTGCTTCTGAGCATACAGATCATCAAATATCTTCCTTGCAAAGGCGTTGTAGACCTGCTGGTCAGAGGGCTCGAGGCCGTCGTGCTCAGCCGCGAATTTCTTCTTTATACCCTCCACCTCAGCCTTTGGAATCACGTGCTTGTAGACTGGCACCATGCTCGTGCTAAACCAGCCCGGCTCGGCAACCCTATTCCTCAGCACATCCGGCCCGATCTCATTGATAACATCCTTCTCCGTTGGCTGCCTCCCATTGTGAGCGCCTGACCAAGCCTCGATGGCCTCGTGCAGATCGCCGCCGAAGATGTTCCGCTGGTTCTTCTTCGCCTTGCTTGCCCCTGGGGCTTTGATATCCATAGGAACCAGACCGGCCTTGTCCATCCACCCAAGTGCCCTGCCAACGCGTGGGTCGGCGCCGTCCCTCTCAATCTTCTCCTGTAGCCCACGAAAGTGTTTCTTGGTGGCGTACTTCAGCTTTGGGTTATTCCAGATGTCCTCATCGAGGAAGTCCGCTGGGTGCCCATCCAATCCCTGGGCCATCCCATCCAGGCGCTTGTACTCCTCCATGTCGTCGTGCTCGATCCTCTTGCTGCGCATCCCGTTCAGGGTCCTTAGCCGCCACGCCGGGTCGCTCTCAGCCAGCCGGTCCCAGGACTGCCGAAGCCCATCCACCTGACCATCCCTGCCCAGGAGGTCCTGCTCGGTATACGGCTGGTTCTCTGGGTCCAGCGCCTGTGCCTCGATTACCTTATTCTTATCATCGTGGATCTGCTGCTTTGCCATTGTCTCAAACTTGCTATGCTGGGCAATGACAGCGTTCTCCACCTTTGCCATACCAACGTCGTCACCGGGCCTCAGCTTGGCATAGTCCGTCTGGGCCCGCCGTACCATCTCCTGCTGCGTCATCGGCTGGTACTTCGGCAACGGCCCACTCTCAGCTGGGTTAATTGAGTAGTGCCCAGGATCCCAATTCTTTATCTGATTGTGCTCGGCCGAGAACTTGACGTTAAGCTCCTCAGCCGCCTGGAACATTAGCTGGTCGATCCGTTCGAAGGCTGCCTTGTCGTTCCAGTTGATCTTGCCATTCTCGTCCAGTGGCGCCACGTCCATTGCCCAGCCACGGAGGTGGTTAGAGTTCATGGTCTTGCTGAAACCGGCGCGGAACAGTTTACGCTGGGTCTCCACGTCCCGTACGCCGCCCTTGTCAGTAATAGTGAACCGGAGCCCCTCCTGCCAAGCGAGATCCTGCGCCCTCTGGAACACCCTCTGCAACCGCTCATCGACCCCATTGAACCGGAGGATCCATTCGGGCCGCATATACGACTGAAAGCCGCTGTTCAACGCATGGGAATACCGGGCGGCAATCTGTGTCTGCAAGTGATCCGTAACCAGCTTGTCAACCTTGTCTATGTCCTGTCCAAGGATAAACTGCTTGTTATCCTCGAGCATCTTGGCAGCCTTCTCAGGATCCTTGTTGTTCATGCCTTTGATTCGCGAAGAGTGAAGGTCACTCATAGCGGCGGCAAGGTCGTGCTTACGGTTGTCACTGGCCGCTGGCTCGCCCTGGAAGTCGCCAAGCTCCCCAATGATTTTCGCCGTTTCGGCGGAGGCCTCGTTCCACAGGTTCTCGTTCTCCGGCTCGGTCAGCAGCCGGTTCTTGTAACTATCGAACCGGTTCGTCAGGGTCTGTATCTGCCACTTCCTGCCTTCGGTGGCGGCGTGCGTCGCGCCAGCGAATATGCTGCCGCGCATTGCCGAAGCGGTCTGCCCATCCACCATCCTAGCCACAGAGGGGTTGCTGGCCCTGGCCTTGGCGCCCTCGTACACGCCCTTTACAGCCGTCTGGTAGTCGTTGAGGCCATCCTTAGCCGCCGCACCCTGCTTGTTGTTGTAGCCCACGCGGAGGTTGGCAAGGTTAAGTTCGGCGTCGTTGGAGATCTCCCTAGCTTCGGCCTCGTTGTCGAGCTGCTTCATCGCTATGGCGCGGTTGAACAACTCGTTCCCCGCCCCTTCGACCATTGTGCCAACATGGGAAATGGCGTTAGCCACGTTGGTGCCGAACGCATCCTCCGTGGCGCGCACGTTGAAGCCGGTGGCACCGGAGGATGAAATGGGCTGCTCAGTCGACCAAGGTTGATAAGGTATCTTCGCCATTATCCTGTATCCCAATCAGGCCAGCTACCGCTGTCGCCGCCCCAGAGCCCAGCCGTCTTCCCAGCCTGCCACTTGCTGGCCGTGCTACCGGCAGCGCCCAGCAACGAGCCCGCTGCTCCTATGAGCCCCGCCGTTCGGCTGGTGCTGGCGGCGTACTTGTCCAGCGT